TGATCGACCCTGCAGGTGGATAGGTCGGGTCAAAGCCTGGAAGTTCTGCCCAAGCACCACCCACAACACTTGTGTAGGCGTCCAGCGCGGTGCCGTCTGGCGCTGAAAATGGCGCGTTTACGAGAATAGTTGACATCTTAACCTCAAATCTTTCCTATTATGAGTATCAACGCCTGTAGAATTGAAGCATGAATTGGAAACTCAAAAATTATGTTTATGTTTTCTGGGATGTAGACGGGACCCCTATCTATGTTGGCTGCAGTGGAAATGTTGACTTCAAAAGATGGAAAAATCATTGGAAGGCTAACACTCGATTAGGCTTTACTTTGAGAAAACGCGAACGCACACTAGGGGTTAGCCTTTATCCAGAATTTATTGAGGTTGAAACATTAGATGATGCTAAATGCCTTGAAATTTTTTACATCTGGGCATACGGTAGAGAAGATCTAGGTCTTGGTCCCTTATTCAATCTCACCGACGGAGGTGATGGTGGGGTCGGGTGTAAAAGTTTACAAGGTATTGCGAAAAGTGATGATCATAAGGCCGCGTTGCGTGTCCCAAAGAAACATAAAGAAAATATGAACAAGCACCGTTGTGGCGCAACAGCTTCAGCGGGAACACGGATGAAAATGTCCAAAACGCGTACTGGAAAGAAACATTCTATTGAACGCAATGCTAAAATGGCTGCCTCATTGTCGAAACCTTGCACTGTCGATGAGATTACTATTTTTAAGTCTAAGAAAGATCTCACAAATAAACTAGGAAAAGGCATAAGAGGCTTCAGACACCCAAACTTCCGTTACCTTTCTCCAGAAGAAGTTACACTTTGGCGAACACAAAGTAAGAAAAAAGACGTAGAATAAACTAACTACGGAGTAAATGATTATGGATGCACTTGTGTGGCTCGGTTTCTGGTTTTTGGTAATTTTTCATCCTCTTGCAATTGCTGCAATTATGTTAATCGCTTTACCTTTTTATCTGTATTCCAAATGGTATTACAGAGATCATCATAAAGGCCCCATGTGGGAAGGCATCCGCGACCTTACCCCCGCACAACGCAAGAAAGAGGTCGCGGCTTATCAAGCTTACTTGAACAAGTCAGCTAAAGCTTGATTTGCTTCTTGCAGTGTGGTAGGAGCTAACACGCTAGTTACTCCTGAAGACAAACCTCTAGCGAATGATCCAACTGCAGGTGGCGTATTGGCAATCAAATCACTGTTTGATAATTTGATTGCTCCCTTTTCAATAATAGGAAGCATATTCGTGCCAATTGCACGACCCAACAATGGCGTGCCAATTGCTCCTGCCAATGCAAGCTTATTCGGATCTTGACCAGTCACCAGACCGGTGCCGTATCCAAGTGCAGCACCAGTGCCCATCTGTGTTGCCGTAGTTCCAAGCGCACCAGCCCATGTTTGAGGATTAGTATCCTGAATCCCGAAGCGCGCCATCTGCGCAGGATCTTTCAAGAGAGCGGCTTGATACTTTAACGCGGCTTCTTGCACCGCTTTCCCTGATTGTTTTTCCAATTCTGGAAACATTTGACGCAAAACCGCGACACTTGCATCTTTTGGCATTTGCAGGGCCTGATTGATTCGACGGGAAATCTCAGAAGCAGAAATCTGATTCACAACACCTTTACCGGCCTGTGCAATACCTGAGCCAACCCCACCAACAGTTCCGCCAAGAGCAGCGCCTGTCAACGCACCCACCGGGGTTCCAGTTTCAGCTCCGCCAGAAATTCCGCCATAGGTCGCGCCAGTCAATGCGCCACGTCCAACTGTAGCGAGAGTTCCAGCCCCTTTCACAAGTCCACCAACTTTGTTGACAGGGCTCAAAACAGCACCTGCCACATTGCCTGCCAGATAGGCACCCGGTTGCTGTTGACGAATGTCTGTCAACTGTTGACGAAGATTCGCGCCTTGCTCTTCATACGACGGCCCACTGTTGTCTGTTGGGGTCGCTGAAATCACATTGCCCATAGGGTCATATTGAATGTCCATAGGTGCACGAGATGTGGCATAGGCAGCAACAGGCAGAGCAGTTCCTGCAGTCGCGCCCATAACAGCACCTGCCAAAGCTGCTTGCTTTTTTGTGTAAATTGGCGCATCGAATTGGTCAAAAGCATTAGCTGGGGCAGCTTGTGCTTTTGGTGCAGCTGTTTTTGGCGCAGCTGTCTCCATCGTATCGAATTGGTCAAAAGCATTAGCCATGATTATTGTCCTGGAAGGTATCCATACTTGGCCTTGAAGTCAGCAGCTTTCTCAGGGTGCGCCTTCAAGAATTGCAAAGCCTGAGGTGGTGCTTCACGGCGTGCTTGTGCCGCCGGGGCAACTGGCGCTGCTTCAGGTTGCGGCACCGCATTTGGCACACCTGAAGCCTGTGGAACAGTTGCAGCAGCTTTCTTGTTTGCACCTGCTTGGCGCAAAACATTGATTGCACCTGGTGCATCAGCAAGCGACAACTTTGTACCATTCTCAGCGTTGTAGGTGTCAATTGCAGCCTGCAATTGCTGAACGCGTGGATCCTGCAGACCAAATTTACTAATGGTTTGCTGAATGGCGGTTCCAAGCATTGTAGGTTTGATACCGAGTGATTCCACAGCTTTAACACCATTCTGATACACCTGGGCTGCACCGGCTGCACCGACAGCACGTTCAACAATAGGCGCAACAGTACCAATGCGCGACGTCTCTGCTTGCTTCTGGCTGACGCCGAGGGTACCGAATCCAAGTTCAAGATTCTTCGTGACTTCCGGTGTCATCGATCCACTTTCAAGAGCGGCTCGAACTTCCTTCATGTTCTTTCCGTTGTACTCTGGCAAAGTAGCGGGAGTGAACACATTAGGATTCAACTTCATAAGCTGATCGCGTTGTGCCATGTAAGCTTGCGCTTGTTGATCTGGCGGCAGGCCTTTCAAGAAAGTAGACAGATGCCCCCAAGTAGAGGCAACTGCGTCTGTGGCAGCCCGTGCAGCTTCAGCAGAAGATTTATCAGCCGTCGCTTTAGCAGTCTGCGGGGCGAAAGTTGCTGTTGCTTCATTGATTTTTGCTGTTGCGTAATCAGAAAGCTGCTTAGCATCATTCAGAGCAATTTCTTGTGCAATTTGCACGTGACCTGCAGCCTTTGCTGCATTAACAAGACCGGCCATATCAATTGAGCCGTCTTCTCGCTTGAATTTTCCACCATTTTCAGTCAACCAAGCTTGTGCCGCAGCTTGTTTCTGTTTGAGCGCGCTCTCAGCAACAATACCGGGATTCTGCGCTTGCAGGTTCGCAGTTGCCGCTTGGCCTTGCTCAATGTTCTGCTTTGCCTGAGCCATTTGCACCCAAGGGGACATTGCGTCAGCAAACGACTGCGGTTTTTGATTGTAAATCGATGCGTCTAGCATTTTTACTCCTTAAGGACGGAATGAACGGTCGGCGATAGGCGCAGCAGCTTGTGTTCCTGAGAAACCTGGTGATCCACCAGTCATCCAGTTTTTCATAGCGTATGCTCCGCCAATGCTGTTCAGCGCGCCAGACCAAGCATTTGCCTGACCAATAGACGCGGCAGCTTGAGAATTAGCATTGCTCATGCCGATGTTAGCCACATTGTTTGCGGTGTTTGTCAGAGTACTTCCGATACTGGAGCCGGCATTAGCGGCGGCTGAACCCATATTGTTCGCTGCGACTTGACCAGTTCCTGCCAACGACGACAAGCGGTTAAACAAGTTCGTTTGGTTAGTCTGATAACGATCGAACGCATTTTGGTACTCTTGAGAAGCAGCACCTTGTGCGTAGTTCGTGATGTCGGCAAGATTCGAACCAGAACCAGTCATGCCGCGAGCTGCGGCAGAAGATTCAAGAGCGCGCATGCCTTGTTGCAGACGCCACTGGTATGATGGATCCATAGTCAGATCAGACGGAGCGAACTGCTTAGTGAAAGAACCTTGATAGCCAGCGCCAGCCTGGGCAAGTTCTTCATTGGTTGCACCGTAGTTCTTCGTGGAGACTTCACCAATACCAGGCAGATCAGTCGTAAACGGTTGTTGATTTGCTGCACCGTAGTCAGGAGTTACTCCACCTGGAGCACCAACTGCAGTCGCGAAACCGCCACCTGGAGACATTGCCGGCAATCCACCGCCACTCATGGGCGTGGCACCACCAATAGTTTGCGTAGTAGCACCTGGTGAACCACCCATCGAGTTAACAGCAGGACCAAGACCCATACCACTCATCAACGCGCTGTACGCAAGTTGGCCACCACGCAATTGAGGTTGCTGGTTAGCCAATTGCTGTTGGTACATTGCCCAGTTGAGCTGATTGGATTCACGTCCTGCTTGAACTGTGGCGTCTGTGGCGGCTTGCGCTGCGGCAGCTTGCTTCTTTGACGCACGACCAGCAGCGTCAGAAGAAACCTTCGCCCCAAGTAGAGCACCACCACCAACAACTGCGGCGGCTACACCACAGAACAGGGCATTTTCACGTTCATCATCGTAGAACTTCGTGCGGTCTTTTTTCATCAGATCACCTTCATCCAAGTTGTGTCGGTCATGGTGTAACCCAATGCCGCAAAAAGTTTATCATTCGGTAGGTGAACCTTAGTGCCTGTAATGATTCGCACTACACCGAGCTTCTTGAGCGCGGCTTCAGCGAATTGGAACAGACCAAGGCCAACCTTGTTCTTTCGGTACTCAGGCAAGATGTAGTAAAGATCTACCATTCCGTGCAAGGTACTGTCGTAGTGGTAATGAGGACCCACAAAAGTGATGTGGTAGCCGATCAAACGACCACTGTCCCGTACCGTTGCCACGTGAACCTTGCCCTCTTTCTCAAGGTTCACGTAACGATGCCATGCCATATCGACAGGAACATCATCCTTTGTCACACCAAGCTCAGCCCAGTGTAGTGGTTCGAAGAATTTGAACTCTGGAATCAGCAGAGAGAACGATTCTTCTTGGTACGAGATGCCTTCAGGGTATGTTTCGGCCAAAGGCTCAGGAACATACTTCACGTAACTTGGCTTCAGATCCTCAAACAGAGGGGTCCGAATGTCAACAATCATCGTCAAACGGTCTTCAGTGGAGTCATTGACCACACTGTGTTCCATCGAGTTATCAAGGATGAACCAATCACCTGCTTGAGGTTCAAGAACTTGATCGCCACAGATAAACTTCGCGCCTGGCGCGTTCTGCAAACTCAGGTGAAAGCGCTGGTAGTACGCTGCTGGAGCACCTTGATCCGCATGAGTGCCAATCTTTGCACCAGGTTTCAGTCGAGTAATGACGCAACGACCAATTCGTTCACCAGCCACGTTCATCATCAAGTCGTAGATGTACGGCATGACTGGCAACTTGAAAGCAGGTTCTTGCCAGTAGCACTCCACATCATCTGCCACATGCTTGATGTCACCTACTTCATTGAAACGAATCAAGATGTCAGAGACTTCTTTATGCGGAGACGCCTCATGACATGTGCGGAAAGTGTCCTTATCCCACAGTTCAGGTTGAAGGTTGATGGCATCAAGGATAGGTTGTACATTGACACCGCGCGACAATACTCGAAACATTCTTTGCATCCAATTGGTTCTGACTCTGTATGAACGTTGTCAGAACCAATCTCATGCCGGGATCAGTTGCTAAATTGCACAACCGACAGTTTCGCAATGATCGCAGAAGGATCAGATGCGTTTGCCAACACCGAACCATTTGGCGGGATCACATGCTGCAAAGCAGACTGCACTGTGACTGTTCCATTGGGCGGGACCGTCATAATCTGAAGCAAAGATTCCGCGTTGGTTACGTTGCTTGAGCTCAGGTTGGTATTGACAACGACCGCACCACCAGAGGTGTTGGTCAGCGTGAACTTGGAAATCATCGAACTGACGCCTGGAGGGCTTGTGTACAAGCTCGTGTCAGATGTTCCAAGCAAGGCACCAGTGTTGCCGCTAATCGGGTATGAAGCCATTATGAATCTCCGAGAGTAATTGAGAGCGTAGCGGAGAGCATCTGAACCCTGACCGGATCACTGATTGTGACACGGAACACTCGGTCAGTGCTGTAACCAAGACGCCACCATTGAGCGCGAATCAGATAGTCACCCATCTTGCCAATCGACATAGGAATGTCTGGACCGAAAGTCAGACCACCATCATCAGAGATGTTCAGAACAGCGACCGGTTCACTTGCGTACCCTGGTCCAACATTCCCTACACCAAAGCGGAAATCGACCTCCATGAGCTCATAGAACACACGGTCCAAGTTGTTTGCGCAGTGAGGAAGTTGACGAATTCGAGCAAGAGGGTATTCACCATCCGTGAACTGTTCAAAATCCAATGCAAACAACTTGCCTTCACGGTCATCGCCCACGATGTGCTCGCCATTGAAGAACATGTGGTTGTTGGCGCGATCTCGACCGGCAACTCCATCACGAATTGTTTGACGAGCGTGCCATGCAGGACGCAAGGCATCAAAGCACCATGTCTTGTCAAGACCAGGAATCTGCAAGCAATAGAACAAGTGACCGTCAATCTGCTGAGTGTAAGCGTGCGCTTGACTCAGGTCAGGACCGGCTTGCTGAATGTTGAACTCAATCGCGTGAGTTGAAACACGAACAGCAGCATCACCTTGAAGCATGTACACAACACCTGAACCGTTGGTATCGCGACCAAGCCAGAAGATGGTGCCGTTCAAGTTCTGAATGGTCAAAGGAGCCACGCAACCGAAAGGAATGTACTTCGATGGAACACGAGCAAACGGAGTTGGAGAACCACCAGCGTTGTACCAAACTTCAGTCGCCTTTTCACCGAACAGGTAAATTTGACCCACGTTGACCTTGATACCAACCACGTTGTCAGAAGATGAGACTTTCTTGAAAGTATTGAGTTCTGGGAAAGTGATCGCGTTGATGTTAGAGAAGAAGCACTCCGTGGTACCAGAGCGGTTGAAGATGAAGTAACCATCAAGATAGTCAACAGTCGCAGCTGGGTAGAAGTGACCGTCAGTGATGCGCGTCACAGTGGTACCACCAATATCCATCCAATAACCGTACTCGCCATCGACAATAACGACTTGCAAACCATTGTCAGACAAGCAGACATTGCCTGTAGTCGTCATGAGCTGGCCCGCCATCAACGCAACGTTGGTGTACTTCCCATTCTCATCCATGCCGGCTGTGATTTTGTACACACTCGAACCAATCACAGCAAACGCGATGTTTGGTGAGTTGCTTGGTTGCCACATACCACGAACATTGGACTCAAGGTTGTAAGAATCCCAACGAAGTTGCTTGCCAGGCACCGAAATCAATGAGGCGACCTGCTCAAGCTTAGCTTGAGACAGAGAGGCCTCATTCATCTCTGGGTACATATTGATGGTCTCGGAGGCATTGAAACGCTCTGACCGACCCTTATAGGCATCCCCGCAAAAACCTTTAAAAATGACTTTTTCAGACATATCTGCGTCCTTTCTTCCATTCTGGACCAGGCTGCTCTGATGCGCGTTTGTTTACACCCTCAGGGTTTACCCACCAGCTTGTACCTCTGGCACTATCGCCTAGTTTTTTACACCATTCCGGATTGAATTGCTTCCCCTTATTGGCGCCTGGCAAACCTGCTTCTTTTCTGCGTGCTGCTAATTTTTTCATCGCATTGCTTCTATTTTCAGCTTCTGCTTGCGACACGTGATAATTAGCTTTTCGCGCGCCACGACCTCCAGGCTTTAAATTGCAACACAGCGGATCAGAGTCAATAACTTCCTGCGTTATGAATTTTTCCTCATATGCAAAAGCCTGATCTGCATTTTCAAAAACGGCAATCACTTCTCGTGAGAAATCAGTTCTAGGCTTGCCACGAATAATTTTCTTCCACTTAGTACCCGAGCCCATGTATCCACCATTCCACATGGGCAAGTTGGCAACTCCAACATACCAACGTTTGGAAGGCAGATGTTCAATTCGATAGACCACGTGCATGCGAACTCCTTACAGGCGTGACATATCGAGAATCACAGATGGACCGCGTCCACGAACTGCATTCCTCATGTAGTCGTTGCAGCGAAGGAAACGAGGAGTGACGTTAAGCATCTTCAAACTTGCCTTGGAGCGCACCGCAGTAGCGATGATTGCTTCACTTGGGCTACGACCGAATTCAGGCGCCAATTGCAGAGCCAAGTTGTAGCGAAGAGCTTGCTCATATCCACGAGGGAATTGGAGTTCTTCACTGAGGCTTGTGAAATCATGCAAAGGCATGTCCAACCACAAGATTGCCTTGTAAGCAGCGCTTGGCACTGGCCAGAAGGTCAGCTTCGCGTTAGGGAATTCGGCGTTGTAGTAAACCGTTTGTGGAATAGGAGAGTGAATTTCCTTGCTCGTGATCGACGCTTGTTGCGCATCATTTAAGATCGTGATTTGCTGATCAACAGGCGAGCCTGAGCCAGCGGCGTAACGCAGGTAGCAATAAGACAAATGCATTGGGCGTTCTGCTTCCCAATCACCTGTTGGACCGAGTGTGTATTCCTTCTTGCCTGGAATGAAGTCAAATTCAAGAGTAGTCGTCTGGAAGATGTCGAGATCTTCAGTTGACCAAGAATCGAGCATGGAGTGCAGCGAATAAACTGCTGTGTCCATATCAGCGGCATTTGGCGCGCGACCAGGTTGGGTCACACCAAGCAAACGCAGTGCGCCTGTGCACACTTCACGTACTGTAGCCATAATTTCTCCTTTGGGATGTTAATGCTCCCAATGTACTAACGTCTGAAGAAACAAGAAAAGGGACCGAAGTCCCTTATTCTTTTCGTCTCCCGACGAAGCTTATTCAGCAGCGATCAGATTCAGTGCAACGAGTGCATCGATCAGAGAGTTCACCGCTGTGGCGATTTCTGCACCTGTAGCAGCGTTGTCAAGTGCGGCGATAGCAGCAGCTTGGACGGCACCTTCGGAGCCATAGAAACCAACCTTACCGTCGGCATCACCGACGATAGGACCTGGAGCAACAATCGTGTTGTCCGTGCTGATTACGATGTTTGGAGTAGACATATCAATTCCTTTGAGGTTGAAGAAAGGGCCGAAGCCCTTTCATTAGACTGCAACGCGAGTAGCGAGCTCTGGACGTTGAACAACAAAGCCGTTCAAGCAGTCAATACGGTGAAGTTCCGCGAAGGAACGGATGTCAGCACCCTTAGAGTACGTCAGAGCGTAACCAAGGTCCTTGTCGTAGGAAGTTGTCGAAACAACGCCCATACCAGTTGCTGGCATTGCGAAGTCAGCAAACGCGATCGCGAAAGCGTCATCTTCGTAAGCCAGAGCTTGTGCGAAGACTTGACCAGTCGTGCCAACCACCGAAACAGCAGCATTGTCAGCAGGCAGAGCCGAGACGTTCTGGTTTGCTTCGCCAGGACCGACCATTGCTGGAGAGATCTGCAAGTTCTGAGCAGCGCCAGCAGAGTTCTTCGCCGTGATGACGAACTGAGCCAGGTGGGTGTACGCTTGCTTGGTCTGCGCATTGACTGCGTAAACACCAGCAAAAGTAACCACGTCACCGATGTTCAGGGTAGAACCACCACCGAAACCGTCAGTTGCGATGACTGAACCAGATTGGTCAGCACCATTCACCAGCGGAGTACCCGTGAACACACCATTGGTGTGCGCTGGGAGGATCTGGGTTTCGTACCAGTCAAAGCCGTGCATGTTCGAAAGGTAACCATTCGAGTTAGCGGCAGACACAACTGCTTGGCTGTTGAACACGTTCGTGTTGTACACAGAACCAGAACCGACGAAGTCTGGGGTACCCAGCATGTTCATCATTTGCGGCTTGGCCAAGTTGTTTGCCAGACGGACGCGAGCATTCTTCACCAGGGTGTTGTATGCAGCTTGGTCAGCAGGGGACGTGCCAGCAGTACCAACGATGTTGTTGATTGCCAACAGGGCCTTGTCGAGGTTGTAAGCGTCAATCTGGTTGGCTGCCGAGATCATTGCTGGTTCGATGAAGCGCTTATCGAACATGTCGATAGACAGCGTCATGTCTTCTGTCGAGAACTGCATGTCGCGAGTGACCCAGTTGTCAAGGACCAGCGGAACGTAAGTTTCCGTCATGCCTTGAGCTTGGAAGTTCGAGCCAGAAGTCTGCTTGAACTGCACAGGCTTACGGATGTTGTACGTAGCGCCAATCTTGTTGCCACCTTGACCGAACTTGTCGGAGTAGTTAGCCTTGATCGAGCGAGTGAAGACCAACCAGTTGGTCAGCGAGCGAAGAGCCAAGTTCGAGATTTCGACGTTGGTCAGAAGGGTGTTAGTCGTCATTTTGACAATCCTTTGTAGAGAGATAACTATCTATCAACGCCTGCGCGAGCGTGAATTTCCACGTTCTTCTTCCATTTTCTTCTTCCAAGCGTTGTAGTCGTTGGCAAGGTCTGCCGCGGTCTCAATCTTAGGAGTAGAGCCACCATCAAGGGTAGCAGGAGGTTTGTTCGCAGTCGTAGCCGTTTTCGCCTTTGGCGCAGTTTTCACAGCAGCCTTAGACATGAGTCGTTCTTCAATCTTGGCAACCTCAATGGCTTGCATCAAAGGAGGAAGAGCAACAAACTTTCGCAGATCAGCTTCATGGGTAGCAAAGTGGTAAGCAATCTCAGGGCCAACTTCGCTTGTTCGCATGTATTGAACGACATCATCAGCTGGTGCTGGGAGGTCTAGAGGCAAATTCGTCAAACGATCCATCAAATCAGGAATCCTCTTTGCTGCGTCTTGAAGACGAGTCTGATAAGAATCCACGACTTGCTGGCTCTTGACCATTGCATCACGCTGCGCAAGTTCAGCTTTCACCAACTCACGAGCTTCATAGCGAATCTTTGCATCAGTCCACTCGCTGTAGCTTTCAAAGTCTTCCAGCTTTGGTGCTTCTTCCTTTACAGGAGCGACCGGAGCTTGTACTTGCTTTGCCTGCACTTGCGCTTTCAGCGCAGCCAGTTCATTGCGAGCACGCAGAAGTTCTTCTTCTTGCCAAGCTTGTTTCTGACGCATTTTAGCGAAGCGCTTTTCGACACCACGAGGTACCTTACGAGCTTCTGCATCGCTTCCATCATCATCCTCATCCTCAATAGCGTCGACATCGCTATCGTCATGATCAACCGCGTGCTGATCCTGTGATGTGTCTTCAGTGGTAACTTCAGTGCTTTCAACTGCATTGCTTGTTTCAGCGACCGATTGCTGAACGGTGTTATCCTGTGTTTCCACAGGCGCGGTAGTTGCCTCTACGGCAGGGGTGTTTGTCGTGTTGACAATGTTTGACATTTTCCAACCTAAGTTGTATGAGCCGTGGGATGAGTGCCACGTACACTATGTTTTACTAACGCCGCGAGATCAGATCTCGATTTCCATCATTTCAGGTTCATCGTCGTCGTCATCTTTCATGCGGTCTTGCATATCCATTTCACGGTCATGCATTTCACCGGCAATCTTGGAAGCAGCATTGATGGCAGAGACCGAAGTCTTTGCTTTCTCTTGTTCAAGTTGCATGAGCTTGATTTGATAGTCAAGCTTGATCTTGAGAGCTTCTTGGATTGCCTTTTGCTCTTCCATTTCCAAAGTCTTCTGCTTGATTTCAGCATCGAGCTGAGCACGATACAGGTCAACTTCAGACTTGGTGCGGAGGTTTTGGTTGTCTTGCTTCAGATCCGCGATTTCAGACTTCAGACGCTCAGCGATCTCGATAGCTTGAGTCATACCTTGTTCGAGCTGCTGTGCTTTCTTAGTCGCTTGAGCAACCTTGACCATAGCATCCATCTTCTGATCACCAGACGACTCGCCAGTTTCACCGGTTGCGTCCAGGAAGCCAGGCATGTTCATTTCAAGGTCAGCACGAAGACGCTTGGAAATAAGTTGAGCACCCGGCCAGTCCATTTCCTTGACGATCAAGTCCATGTACAGCGGCAGCTTCTCTGGAGCAGCACGAGCCAATTCCATCATGGAATCAACAGCTTCTTGGCGCTTGGTGGCGTACGACTTGCCAGTGGAAACGATCACATCGTACTTACCAACTGTCAGGTCATGCTTCTTCTGATTCAAGTCGCCCAAAACAGGAGAGTCATGGTACTTGTTGACGGCAATCATCTCAGTCTCACCAGAAGGCTTGACGATCTTCACCATACGCTCTGTGTCGTAGAAGTGAGGGATGATGTCAACAAGGATGCGACCGCATTGCTTGATCGCACGCTTCAGGTTAGCAGTGTACTGATAGTTTGAAGTGCTCGTTTGCTGTTGGCGGGCGAGAATTGCTTTGCCAGATTCTTCACCAGGTGCATTACCCAGAGAAGCGTCAAAGACACCAGTCACCGCCTTCATGTCTTCAGCGAAGGAAGCGCGAGTCATAGCAACCGCTTGGATTGCCGGCTCAGCGTTCATGCGCGACGGCAAAGCAGCAGGTTGACCGTTGACCATGTAAGGGTTGACAGGCAAGAACGCGAGGTTTGCCGTGTTGGCTTGTTCCCACATGTCTTCGAAGCCTTCAAACTGACCAGCGTAACCGATGAAAGGTGCCTTGGGCGCCAATGCGATGGTTTCGATTTGCAGGTTAGCTTGCAGGTTGTAGATCTTCTGTGGATCGCGCATAGCACGAACCATACCCTGAACGTAACGCTGACCATTGGCGTACAGGAAGTCGCCACGAACAGGGATGATAGGGATGAAACGACCTGGCCATTCAGTTTCGTCAAGCACTTCATGACCGTTCACCAAGTACTGCATGACTTTCATGTCTTGCGTCTTGCGAGTGGCACGAATGCGCTTGTAGATGACAGGTTCACCTGGTTCTGCACGCTTCAGACGATCAATTGCGTATTCAACGTCCAACTCGGCTTCAGAAGGCTTGGTTTCTGAAGTATCGACTGAAACAATGGCACCCGTGGCAGCGTCAACTGTCTCGACTTGGTAGATCGTCTTTGGAACGTAGACACGCTTCCAGTACTCGACCACACGAACAGTGTTGTCATTTGCCCAACCAAGGTCGATTGGGAAATCAGAGACATCACGACCATCGAAGTGAGCTGCGAGTTTGGAGTTGCCGAACTTGTTCTTGTACTCGTACGGACTCATTTCCTTGACAACCAGGCACACGTCAGCGTCTTTGCCGTCAGGTTCTACGGAGTGTTGGTCGTAAAGAACTGTGAAAGGGTTGTCGATAGGCTTGATGACGAGGTCTTGGTCAAAAGACGCTTCGTCAATGTAGCGTGAGGAAATGCGGAAGTACCCTGTACCAATCGCAGTTTGGTAAAAGGAAGCGTTCGCGTAAGCTGAAACCGCGTTAGAGTCTTGCTCAATACCGCGAATCAAGTTAGCGATGACCTCAGCAGTTTCTACCTCAGCGCCATCGCCGTTTGGTGAAACTTCAATCGCGGGCATGTTTTCGCGTTGCTCGTTGGAGATAACGCGCAAGAAAGGCATGATTCGATTGACGGTGAAGCAAGGACGAGCGTTGTTTTGACGCTCTTGCATTTCATCTGCGTCCCACTGTTCGCCCACAACGAACTGCATATCTTTCTCTTGAGCTTTCCGATTCATTGACTCTGCCGTCATGATCTCTTTGAAAAGCTGCTTTGCCTCGTCAACAATGTCAAGGCCAGCCGTAAGTGCATCGTTCTGCATGGAATTCCTTATTCTCTATGGAGTAATAACGTCGCTCAACCGATGAAACGTTTTGCTTTGCCACCCCGAAGTGTACGTTTCTTCGTCTTTGCTTTGGCAATTTGAACGGCAAGCGCCTCCCATTGGACGTCATTGGGCTCTGCGCCGTACTGTGCTACGAACGCTGCCAATACCATTTGCTCGAGTGTCATGCCTGCTGGTCTGTGCAGCAATGAAATGAAGTCAACGTCAACCATGATCAACCTGTGAACTTACGAGGGCGTGGAATGTATTGAGCTTTAGGTTCATTTGTGACCGCCAAGTCACGACCTGTGGAAACCATGTACCGCATCGCGTCCATGCCGTGGTCGTCTTTCTTCACAACACGACCTTTTTCATCACGACGATACATGCGAAATTCTCGCTTCAACCCAGTGCAGGTATTGAAGATCTTGAGTTGACCTGACTGCATCAGGTTCAAGATGTTCCACAACCAGGTCTCAACCGCGTTGTCCGCTTTAGTGAGAATCAAACCGAGTTCTGTGTACGTGTCAAAAAGCGCATCACCGTCGTCTTGACCACGACCTCTGGAAGCAGGGTCAATGGCACCTGGAATCCAAGAACCACGAGCGAGGATGCTAAGTGCATTCAACTGAGGCGTTTGGTCCATCCCGAAGAACTCGGAGTAAACGTAAGTGACCCCTGTGTCTGGATCTACTGCACCCCAGACAGTTGAAGTGCACTTCCAACCAACGTCCATGCCAAAGCAACGGGGCCAGAAGTCAGGAATCTTGAACGGTTCAATGAAAACGGAATCTTCAGAGACTGGATAGATGGCGCCTGAACCGAGAGTTGGAATACCGCGTGTACGTGCATCTCGTTGGTGAGGAGGCAGTGCTCGGACAAGTGCTGCTTTGTTTTCCTCAGACAAGTGAGGTGCATCGTCCCATGAAGCACGAATCAGGTAACGAGAATCGTTCAAAGGACCTGAAGGCGTCTGAATGTCCTTGTCGCCAAGGTAAGACATGACCATCTCTGACACGCCCTTGAGAGGTGTAAAGGTCAGGATCATGCGACCATTACCTGCTACAGTACGCATCAGCGCTTCTGAGTAGATGTCCATTGGTGGTTCTTCGTCCATGAGAACGGAGATGCCTGGCTTACCTTGGAACTTTTCGCGTCCTTGCTCGTAAGACTTGAAGGTAACAGAGGAAAGCGTGCCAGAGACGTGCTTGACGTTGAAAGTCGTGACTGAGACGTCTGCTTTTTGCGCGTCTTTCAGCGTGTCGAAGTCAAGAGATTCCTTTGGGATGAAACCAGAACCAAAGTCGCCGATCTTGCCGAGGAGACGGGTTTGTAGGACATCACGGATGTCATTTTGAGACACACCGCAAACCCACCAATCATTGCCTGATTCGAAACGATGTCCTTCCCACCAATCCGGATATTGCCCGGTGAGGTGCAGGACCACTTCGTACAGACCTGCAGTAGTCTTACCAACTTGGT